CTTTTTTGTTCTTCTAATGCTTGTTCTTTAGTTATTTGAGCTAAAGACTTACCTGATTCTTGTGCTAGTTTTTGATTTTGTAATTGTTTAGCTAATTCGTCTGTAGTTAAGCCAACGGCTTCAGCAAGAGCTTTCTTTTGTAGAACGTTCATTCTATCAAATTCCTCTATTGATCCTACATTTTTAACTAATTCTTCAGCTAATGTAACTTGATCACCTGCTAAAGCAGCTGCTCTAGCTCTTTCTAGATTTAATTGTTTACCAGTTAATAATTCTGCTTTTAATTCGTTTTCAATTGATGATTCAAAATTTAAAAGCGATTCACCTTGTTTTGCTGTTTGTTCTAAACTAGTACCTAATGCTTTTGCTTGTACTACAGCGGCCGCAATTCTGCCTGGATTATTTTGAAAACTAGATGCTAAGGCACCAGATACTTTAGCTGCTTCTGCTATTGCTGCTTTAAAGGGAACACCTACTTTAAGGCTATTTCTTGTAGCAACAAAAGCACCAACCATTGCATCATTAACTGCTTTTGATGATTTACCTGTTAATTGAGAAAATTTAAATATACCTGCTGCTTCTTCTCCTGTTAAACCAAACTGTTTGGTTAACATAATTTGAGTTTCTAAAGCATCAGCACTAAATTTAGAAACGTATCCTGTAGCTGTAACTAATTCATCAAATGCTGCTACTAAATTTTTAGTAGTAACATTTAAGTTATTAGAAGTACTTTCTATTTTTACTAAATTCTCTCTATATTCCTCAGAACTATTTCCTAATGATTTTCCTAATTGTACTACTTGAGCATTTGCTGTTAAAGCTTTGGATATTAAAAAAGTAAGTATAGTAACAGGATCTAATAATGATTTTTTAAACCCTGCTCCTAATTCTTTAACAAATACTCCTAATGAACTAAACTTATTACCTAAATTATTAGTTGAAGCAATTGCTGCTTGTTTAATATCATATGATTCTTTTTCTAACCTATTTACTATAGAACTATATTTAATCTCATCTATCTTCCCTTCGTTGTACATTTTTTGAGCTAATAATTTAGCTTTTTCTTTCTTTAATAACTCATTTTGTACTTCTTTACTATTTAAAGCTGTTTGAACAATTTGTTTATTATATTCTTCAACAGACTCTATTGCTTCGTTTATATTTAAAAAACTAGCTAATGAACCCCCATACTGAGAAATAAGTTTACCGGCTGCCTGAGATAGACCCCCTAAATCTTTTCTAGTATCTGCTATTTGTTTAGTTAAATTTAATTCCTTTTCTATAATAGGAATACCAGATTTTAATGCTTCTTTAGCATTAAATAAAAGTTCATTTTCTTTTTGTAATTCTTTTAATCTAGCAGATTGTTTAGGTGTTCTTTGTTCTAAAGCTAGTAAAGATTCTATCTCTAAATTACGAGTTTTTTTACTTGCTTCTAATCTATTTGCTGCAAATTCTAACTCTTGTTTTTCAAATACAAGATTATTTTTTAATTTTTTAAATTTTGCATCTGTTAAATCATTATAACCTTTTTGATAAGAATTTAAGTCCTGAGCAATATCGGTAAATCCTTTAAATGAAGATTTACCTATTTTTAATAATAAATTTTGATTTTTTAACTCAGCACCAATATCTTGAAATGTTCTGTAAATATAATCAGCATTATCTACAAGATCTTCATATTGTTTATTTAATTGCTTGGTATATTCATTAAGCTTTTTAGTATCATTACCAGCATTACGAAATGCCTCTTGCAAATCAATGCCTAGTCCACCAGCTTCCTTAAGCTTTTTGTTAAGATCTTCTAACTGTTTTTGTAATTCTTGTACTGTAGGTTCTGCCATAATGCGATGTTACGCCGTATAAATATTAAAAGCGCCTATTTTTTAGGCGCCTTTGTTGTATATGTAGGTTGTTTTGGAGCTATGTTTGGTCGTGCTACCTCTTTATTATTTTTATTACTTAACATGTTTTGTTGCTTTTCAGCTTGTTCATTTTGTTTTTCATAATGTTCACGTAAAGTTTCATATGTGAAACGTCGCAACCAAATAGGCATATTATATATAGTATTCCAATCATACCCACCTTGTCCGTTAAATACTATTTCATGTATTTGTTTAAATAAATACAATCTATATTCCGGCGTCAGGCCAAAGAAAGTTAATATTAATAGGAATATCTATACCCTCCCCTGTATAGTTTTCGTCAGTAGGGATATATTTCATATTAAGATCTGGAGATATTGATGCATAATATTGGCGTAATGCCCTTGCATCTCTAGCAATTAATAAATTGTCAATAAATTCACGGATATCTTTTTGGTCATACTTACCTTCAATTGAAGTTATCATATGTTTTAAACGTGTAGTTACTTCTGATGAGCTATTTGGATTTACTTTTTGTAAACCTTTAATTTCAGCTTCAATCTTTTGTTCATCACCGTGTGTTAATATTTTAAAAGTTATATTATTGCCTGTTTGAGGTAATGTAAAGGCAAACTCATTTGTGCCTCTTTTAAATAAACTAAAATCAACTTCTTTATTTTGTATTTGAGTTAAGTCAACACTATACTCAGTACCACCAAAGGTAATGTTATAATCTTTACCATAACCTAAAATACGAGCAGCTACTAATATAGCGTTTTTATCACCAATTAATAATTCATTGTAGTCGATTGGTGTTACTATTAGTGCTTGTAATAATTTATCAATTACTGTACCTTGACGGATGTAGTTTGAATTAGATAGAATATCTTCTTCTTTTGCTGTCATGTACTTCATTTCAATTTCACCTTTAGAAAGTGGTGATGTCTCAGGATACAATAAACCTTTTGATGGTAATGTAACTGTTTCGGTTGGAATTTTTAATTCTGCCATATAACGTTTTTTATTTGTGTATATATAAATATACGAAAAAGAAAGGCATCTGCCAAAGCAGACGCCTTATCTATAGAGATATTGAAATATAATTAGAAATTCAATACGCAGTAATCCATAGCAACGGTAACTGATAAACTAATTGCCGCGTCACTAGCCCAATCGTAATCGCCGAATGTAGCTGTTTTAACGTAAGCACCTTTGATTATCCACTCACCTACTACATCGCCTACTGGTCCTAAAATGTCTAAAGTTAAGTCTTTCTTGTAGAAATCAGAATATCCATCACGACCAGTTACTGATTCGTGTGCTAAACGAGCCCATTCCATCACCGTTTGAGCACCCGATGGAGTTACTGGATCGTATAATTCTAAAGTCATGTCGTTCCATCTAACTTTACCCTTAACTTTACGGTAAACGTTGATGTGGTCGAGAATAATTTCACCAGCTTCAAATCCAGGTGCAGATGCTTTTTTAATCAAGTATGATGGGATACCATCAATGTACATGATAAAGCGATTCTGAACTTTAGGTTCAAATGCTGTGAACATTATTTCGTTAGCGTCTAATACTGCCATTTTATGTTGTGTTTAATTGCTATTAATAAATATTAAGCAACTACATCCCTTATGCAGGGAATGTAGCGCCAGTAGGTAATACGTTGAAGTTTAATATGATAAATTCAGCAGTCTTAGTTGGTTGGATATAAATCTGACCTACTAATTGGTTTCTATCGATTACATCAGCTGTGTTGTTTGTATCATCCATTACAACTTTGTAAGCGTATAAACCTTGTCTTTGTACTACTGATTCCATGTATGGATTAACTTGAGCTAAGAATCTGTTACGAGTAACGTTTGTATTTTGTTCGAATACTAAGTTATTAGCTACTTGACCGATAAATCCTTTCAATGCGATCAATAAACGACGAACGTTTACGCGATCTAAAGCTGTTGCTTTACGTTGTAATGTCTTTTGACCAAATACTACAACACCTTCACCAGGGAATGTAGCTAATGGGTTAACATTTGCTTGATATAATGTATCGCGATCGTTTTGAGATAATTTTCTTTCAGCTTTTAATACTGATGGAACACCACCACGGTTTAAACCTGCTGGAGCGAACCATTCAGCACCTACTTGGTCGTTGAATGCTAAAACACCACCCATTACAGTTGAAGGTGGAACCCATACAGCTTTACCTAAACCACTTGAATATACTTGAATCCAAGGATAATAAGCAGCAGCGTAGTTGCTAGATTGACCAGCAGCAGCATTTGCAGCTGTTGAAACTACGTTACCATATAATGTAGTATCTACAATTGCAATAGCATCACCTCTGTTCTCACAAGTAGAGATCATAGTTGATACTGCACTGTTACCTAAAGTAACACCTGGAGCTATCAATACATTGAATTGATATTCATCTTTATTGTTTAATAAAGTGAAAGCAG